CAAGGCAGTTTCTAGTGTTGTTTCAGAAAGATCTGAAGCTGCTAGTAAGTTGTCTTGAGTACCGCCCACTACAGGGTGAGAGTTTGAGAAGAGTGGTTGTCCATCTCCACCCGGGAACGATGTGCTGAAACCATTGTTAAACACATTAGCAGCTTTAGTCTGCTTAGTAGTTGACATAGCTCTAGCCAAACCTCTTGCACGAATTTTTGCAAATGTGTCATACAAGTTGTCTTCCATAGCTTCCTCAGTTACTGCGAAAGCAAGAGCTACTGTCTCATGTGAATAACGGCTGGTGAATGATTCTGTTGCCGAATCAAACTGTACAGCTGCACCTTCTGATTTAGTTGGTGCCTCACCGAATCCAGTGAATAGAACTTCTTCTTCAAAAGCTCTGTCTGAGTTTTCTACTTCAAATAAAGGAACGTGTTCGTCCTCTATTGAACCATACTCCAATCCAAAGACTGCATTTAATCCAGGAAGGAGCTGTTTTGCGATATTACCTCTATTTATAGCCATAATATTTCCCTCCTATATGTCAGTTATAGAAACGACTGACCCTTTACCGTAGTCATCTCTATGTAAGTTAAGTTTAACCTCAAACTTTGGAAATTGATCGGTTGCATTTTCACCAGGTAGTGTAGACCTTCTAAGCACTCTCAATGCTTTTGCAGCCTCATCTCCTGCTCCGCCTTTCATGCCGAAACCAGAGATACCTGTGATAGTTGAACCAGAACCTAAAGTTACATCAAAGTTCAAACCGACTTGAGTGTCTGCGACAGTCGCATCTGCTTGTACTATATATGTAGCATTAGGGTCATCAAGAACTAAAGCTTTTGGATTACCAGTTGTTGATGAAGTGTCTGCTGGAAAATAGTTACTAAACGTAGGTTGCTTAGTAACAGGATCTACCCAGTTAACACCCATAAAAACTCCAGCTTGTAGATTGCCAGTAGCTGATACTTTATGAATAGTACCGTTAACAATTTTTACTAAATCGCCTTGGAAAATGTTTTCGTCATTACCGTTAGTAATGTCGTACTCATTCATACCACTCGTATTGTATCCACCACCACGCATTCTCGAAGGCTGAAGTCCATTCAGATTTTTAGATGTTGCCATCTTAACCTCCTTCAAAAGTTAGTGTTGTTTATAATAACCAAACACTTTTACTTATCAAAGTGTGTTGGCCTACCTGTGGTAACTTTTGATCGACTGTTGTTAGAGATTGGCATACGAGGATCGTTTTTGCTCATAAGTTGTCTATTAATTGCATCGGTTTGAGATTGTGTAAATTCTTCTACATGATCTCTATACCCTTCGTTGTTTTCCATAGTGTTTGCGGCTAAAGCTACATCCCCACGGATAACAAGGTTGCCTAGACTATTTGCAGCTTGGTTTGTAAAACCAGCACTCATTTCAGGAACATCTTCAGGTTTAACAAAATCCCAACCTTCATATTGTTTCGTCTGAACATTTTGATCATCATATTGCCCCTTGAGAGATACTCTAACCCATCTGAGAACAAGTCCCTTTTCTTTATATCGATTAGCTACCTCTTCAGGAATCTTTAACCAGTTTTGTTTCTCGTAAGTTCCTCTTTGTTTACGAGATGTCGTCTGTGCGGAACGATTCGCAGCTTTTACGTTTTGAGTTTTACTAGTCATATCAATTATTACCTTTCATATCCACGTTATACATTTACAGTAGTGTAGTCATCGCCAGCCTTCTCGACCTTGGCTTTTTCTCTAGCATACACATCAAGTGGTACTCCCATCTTTTTAGCAAGGCGAACATCTTCTTGAGATAATCGTATCTTGCCTTTAGACGAGGCCGAAGTACGTGACTTTCCAGCCACCACTTGAGCAGGTTTTGTCGGATCATCCTGCTCTCCGAACTTATGAGGAAATTCTTTTTTGATTCTCCTCGATACCTCATTATAAAACTCTTTAGTGTTCGGATCAAAGCCCTCTTGTAAAAGTTGTTCATTAATCACTAAAGCACCCTGAGTCATAATAGGATCTTTTTGAAACCACGTTTCATTATCTTCCTTCCATTCAATAGCTAAACTGTTTGGTTTAACTCTTTGTTGAACTGGTTGTTGTGGTTCTTCTTGTTTTTGTTTATTTTGTTGATCTTCTTGATACCATCGTTTTGCATCAACAAATTGTAATTTTGTTGTAACATCAGCAATAGCCTTTTGTGCTTCCAACATTTTATCTTTGTCTCCAGAGTCATAAGCTGACTTGTAAGCTTCTTCAGAATTTTTAAGTTGTTGTTGTAAACTTTTTTCTTGGTTGGTAAGACTAGCTATTTCAGTATCTTTTAATTTTTTATCTTGAGAGTTTAACTGTTCTTGAAGTTGTTGTATTTGTTGTTCAGCTAACAACAACTTTTCTTCTTTTTCTTTACGTTGTTTTACTAATCTGTTAATTCTTTTCCTAGCCCCTTCAGTTTCTATACCATCAAGCTCTTTAGTGGCTTCTACATCTGTGGTTTCTATTTCAACTTCTGGTTCTGGTTCGGGTTTTTTTTCTTCCAAACCACTTAAACCTTCGACAACATATTCAGGCTCTTGCTTGGCAGGGGCTTCTGTTTGTTGTTGTGATTGTGGGTTTGAGATGTCTATTTCTTGATAGCCATCGTCTTGTGATTTATTTTCTTCGTTCATTTTTTCTCCGCAGTTACGAGTTACGATTACGTTAAGTTATTATTATATGTTATTTATTATTTACATCCAAATAGTTTGGATCAAGATCAGCTGGGTCAGGAACAACCATAAGTATCTGGTCATCAAACAACAACAGCATTCTAATACCTTTATAAAAAAACTTATCGCCTTGATATTTACCATAAACAACATAGTCACCAGGTTTACACCATGATCGTCCTTTAAATTTATCGTGATCAGCATAAGCCAACTCACCAACTTTTAATACACGACCAAGAGTCGTTAAATATTTAGCATCGTCTTTGAATTTATCAGGAAGTAAAATACCTCCTTTTGTTTTTTCTCTAATTGCTACAGGCCTAATCAAAACATGATAACCCGGTATATCGGGTAATACTTTCGGGTCAGGGGATTCTTTATTAGTAATCCAATCGTCGTTACCGGCTACAGTTGTTGCTACTCCTGCTGCTTTCATTTATTAGTCTCCTTCTTCTGTGTCATTATATAAGTTTTTTTCTGTTAATTTAATCTCTTCTAAAGCCATAGTCAACCCTTCAATGATTCCAATCTGGTATTTGTATTCTGAAAAATTTTCAGCTGATCCACTAATTATTGTTTCAGTTAAATTATTTTTTTGTTCAGTTAATTGTTTTCGTAAATAGTCTAGGCCGGCATCCATACTTCATGTCTTTCAAATAATTCTTTTTCTGATTCATACATAGCATCAAGATATTCTTGTTTTATCATAGCTTCTTGAACAGTGATTGGACCAGCTGCATCACGGCCTCCAACAATTAGTTTGCCGTGCATATAGATTGATGGTTCGTCAAACTTTTCACCAAGAGCATCAATCATAATTATAAGATCTTTACATAAAGTTTCCATGTATCCAATTTTAATATCAGGATAGTTATTAATTGTGTAATGATCATAATAATCTTTAACAACATTTTTATTCTCTACTATTTTAGTCAGGAATGTTTCGTAGTCTTCAGCTTTACATTTTCTTTCAAGTCTAATGTCCTCTTGCCAATTCCATTTGTTACCATATTTATTTGCTTTTTTTCTAGCTCTATGATGAAACAAACTATGTGCAAATGTCATAGGGTGTCTTAAAAAGGCAAAGGTTTGTTTGTGTGTAGGAGGTGTATTGTGAGAATTATATATTTCATCACCAACAGCTTTAGCTCCTTCTACATAATTAAACAACATCTGTTTTACCCATCGTCCCCCAGTTTTAGGGACATGGATAAACATACTATTTTTAAGTTCGACTGCCATGTAAAAACAAAAAATCTCCATCAGTTATTTCGGGCATTGTTAGTGCCACTTTTCTTCCATGCTCCACATCTGTTATAGTTTGTAAACCTTTACCTCTATGGTTATACATACAACTATAACCTCTATCAAAACAAAATTTAAATGATGTTTCAACTGGATACTTATTAAATTTTGGATATATCTCAACCATTAAATGTGGTTTATGTTTTTCAATAACATCTTTTGCTCCGTTAAGAACATCAAGCTCAGTGCCCTCCGTATCTATTTTTATAAAACAAATATTATTTGCAGATCGATGTTGATTATCTAGTGTGGATACTTCAACAGGGATAGGATATCCATCGACTAAATTTTGAAACGATGAATTAGATAATCGTTTATTATCTACATAAAAATTTTCAGTTTTTGTTTTTTCTCCAATAGCAAGATTGTAAGGACTAAAATTTAAATAATCATCTTTAACTTTACACAGTTGTTCAAACACTTCAGGTACAGCTTCATATCCATAAACATGGTCAGCATGTTTAACAAACCACCTAGAGTATTGACCAACCCCAGCTCCTACATCAAGAACTGTCCCTTTAGGATCAATATATGGTTTTGTTTTTCCTATTAAAAATTCTTTAATATGAAGATCATAATAGTACGGATTAAACACTCGTCGTTGTAATACTTCTTTTGAAAGATTAGGATTAACTATCATAATATTTTAAATGGCTTTTTATAGCCGTGCCTTTAGGTTCTTTAGGAAAATAAACATCGACATGAGATCCACAACCAGGACAACTAAAGTTTGATACTATTAGATACTCCTCCTCTTCTTCCTCAATATCATGATCTCCACCCCATATTAACTCTGTATGACAGTGCCAACATCTCATAATTATTTATCTCCTTGTGGTTTTAAAATTACCTGTAGTGCAATCCGTTCTCCAGTATCAACATGTGTGCCTCTATGCCAACCAAAGTTCGGTTCAAATAATATAAAATTACTTTCATCGGATGTAAAGTGTTTTAGTTTATTAGTTAAGAAATCAGATTGTTGTGTATTGTTTTTAAACTGTCTAGAAAAGTATGAGTTCTTCCGTGCCCACAATGGTAGCTTTGCATTAACAGCTCGTTGTTCTGGTGTTGCCAAAGTGTTTGAGAGTTGATTACTTTTACAAAACAACATTTCAACATCATCAAACTTCCAACGATGACTTTTTGGTATGTAAGCAAAAGGACCATTACCTCTTTGAACAGTATTAAGATAAATCATAGTTTTAATATAACTATATTTTGGATCTATATGTAATGTATATAGATCGTTTTTAGGTTTATGTTTTTGATCTGTTTGAAAGTATTCGTTAAATGTATCGTCTTTATCACTGATGTGTAAATTAACATCAGTTATTAAGTATGGTTTAGGTAATAATTTTAAATCGTTATAAATTGTATTTAAAATATTATAAACTTCATGATCAAAAGGAAGTCTCATGATTCTATCCTGGAATCGTGTATCTCTTGTAGGCTGTGTTTTTTTTAAGTTTACTATATCTTTTTCTAAAGAATCAACTAATTCATCCGTGTTAATAATAGTTTCATAACATCCTAATTCACTAAATTTATTTGGTCCTTTGTAGTTTATTGTTTTACTAGCCTGTAATAATGCAAAACCAGATAAGGCTGCTTGTAGTTGTTTTTTTAAAATAGGTGAAGGCTCTAATTGATTATATAAATCATTAACACCCATTGAAAATAAATTTATGTTTGATTCTTGTAAAGCTCTTAATAACGTATCGTAAATTTGAGGATAGTCATTATTAGTTGGTTTGTAACCTTCGTCATCAAAACTAACGGCAGGATCTGGGAGAACAACACCGTGGTTAGTGATATAATCCATTAGGTCGTTTTAACTCTGCCACCAACTCTCATAGCTACTTTTGCAAATCTTTCATTTTCTTGTTTTTTTACATCAGTATGGTGGAGTTCATTGTAAAGTTGTTGAGTAGCTGCTGTTAAAGTTTCATAATCATCAGCCTCTAATATAGCTTTCATATATTTATCACTACCCGGCTTTTCAAATGTATCAGCTAAAAATAAAACTGTTTGATCATCCCCAGACAGCTCACGAGCATCTTTAGCTTTTTCTATAGAATCCGGAATGTCTTCTATACCAACTCTGTCAGCTATATTTTTATATCGTTGTTTAGCTGTTACGAGTGATGGTTTTGTATATTGAAATAATCCCGCAGCTGTGCTTTTTGGGTTCTTAGCTTGTGGATTTTTATCACTTTCCATCTCAGCTATAATTTCTGTAAACACGTCTAAATTAGATTTAGCTTTATCTCTGTCTTGTATTTGAAGTCTGTTAAAAGCTTCATCAATAATAAAATTTCTTGTCATAATTTCTGGTACCTCTAATCCTTCTGTTGTCGTTCCCTCTCCTACAGTTTTAGGTATATCACCAAAAACTTCTTTTGACAACTGTTCATCACTCATCTCAGGAGCCGGTGATTCAGTAGGGGTTGGAGTAGGCATAGGGGAACCCATATCTCTTGGTTTGTCCATGGGTGGTGCAACATTAGCCACAAGGCCGCCTCCACCCACCGCATCAGCAGCCAACATCATAGCTTGGGCTGCCTGCATTCCTGGATCAGCTATATTAGCTGTTTGTTGTCCCATTTTACTACTATCAGCCATAAATGAAGCTGTTGGAA